ACTGATGCTTGATCTTTTTTTGATTTTGCTTCAGTAATACTAGATTGTGTGCTTGGCTTTATTTCTACCATTTCCATTTTCTTTTCGCCCTTCTTATTTTGATATACAATAAGAAAATCAGGTACATAATGTGTATATTTGCCTGTAAATGGATTTCTATACGGAATAGAATGTCCTTCACTTGCCCATCCAATTACACCAGGATGATCATCACACATTCGCATAAAAACAAGTTCCCAGCTACTTCGATATCTTGGTGTATGTTTACCAAAATATTTCCCAGGATTTTTACAAGTAAATGCTCCTTGATGGTATTTTGTGCTTCGCATTAATTACCAACCAAATATATCGGTGAATACGTTTATGCCGTCATCGGCCCCGCCGTCGTCATCATCTCTTGTTTTGTACATTACATTTTCAAACACTACACTCATTGTCCAAGTAACCGGATTTGACTCTGTGTATGTTAAAGTATCATGAGCAATATTGTTTATTACGGGATTATATAAAACAATAGGATCTATTGGTTCACTATTCATAGAATCATCCCAACCTCTATAAATTATAATTTGCTTAAAAAAGTTTTTATCTTGTGAGGCTTCTGGAGGACTAAAACCAAAGGTACCTTGTGGATCATCTAAGTGAGTGTCATTAGTCAATAATGTAGACTCAGAATTAGTTCTATCAGTGTAATAATAGAAAAAGTATTTTTGATAAAATGTTTGAAAACTTTTATCAACTGTATCATAAAATACTAGGTTTATAGGAGCATAATTAAAGCCTGTCTGTATTACTCTTTTTCTATTATATTGATTTACTATTTGGGTTTCAAAATCAACACGGGGTAGATCCACCGAAACTGCTAAAGGGAATGATCCCATGCTTAACTTCGAGCTAGAACCTGACGAATTTGCGATAAACTTAACGAAAAATTTAAACTTTTGTCTAGGGGTCGCATCAAAGGCATCACTAGGGGAACCCATAGTTCTAAAAAATTTCTCAGCTCGGTTATATAATGCCATAGTTAACTACTAGTTAATTACTAGTTGTAGCACCAATATTAAGTCTAGACGGCTCTCTGCTTAGAAGTGCAACACCGTTAGCCCCAGTATGTTCAGCATTGTCAAATCTAACAGACATTGTTACTGTCTGTACTTCAGTACCACTTGCGTAATTACTTTCACTATATTGAACTTGTTGCAAGAAACATCCACTCATGTTCCATGCATCTAGAACGCTATCGTCATTTGCTGGATTTGATCCATCTAATGTTTCGATAAGCATACCAAATTTATAATTCACACCCGCAATCGGTGCACTTTGAGCGGCGTGATCAACTTGGTTTTGTAATTGGGAAGCAATTGCTTTAATTACATTACCATCAACATCGTCTCTAACTACACACTGAATAGGTTGCCATGTGTGCTTACCAGCCATATACACTTTTGAATTGTATATATCTAATACAATTTCATCATGTTGTATATCGGGCCTACCACAACTTACTAAGTTTCTAGTAAGTCTAATTAAACTATCGGTTGCGTTACTGCCCCCGAAGTTTTGAAATGTAACCCTAAACCTATACGCCAATTTGGGCATTAGGGTTGTACCTTCAGGTTGCGTTCCATCAACAGGTACTTTAAAATTGCTTAAAACAGCCATGAGTATTCTCCGCAGTTTATCTATCGTTTATGTTATTTATTAGTTTTTGGAGAATTTATGCAGGTGGTATAAAGTTTAAAGTTAAATGGGGGGTAGAGCCTTGGAAGACAATTCCCCCCAGTGAGACGGTGCTGTTAAATTAATGGTGCTACGCATCATTACGAAAACTACCGTTTCGTTTTTATTTATTAACTTGTGCCTGCTAATGATCCAGTATTTAATATTCTAACTGGAATGTAAATGAATTCTGCTGATTTTGAAGGTTCTATCGCAATATCAATCCAAAGTTCATTCTTATCAATTCTTGCAGGTGTATTGTTACTTGTATCACAAACAACTGCGAAATCATAAATGCCTCGCTTTGCTTGGATATCACCAATAAATCTTTCAATCATATCTTTAACATTTGCTCTTGTTAAAGTATCATTAGGTTCAAAAATAAATGGCCTTACAATTCTATCAAGTCTTTCTCTCATGTGTATAACTAGTCTTGATACATTAATTCTATCTAAAGCACTTGATGCACCATATAATGTTTTCTGTCCCCATAAAACAATTCCTTCTCCAGGAAAGTTTGCTACAGGATTGACCTTTTTATTATATAAAGTGTCTCGCATTCCTGCTGACAATGCAACAGGAGTAAATTCTGATTCAGCATCCAAGTATCCAATGTTTGTAGCATTTAATACAGAACCTCTTGCAATACCTGCTGGTGCAAACCAAGGATAAGCAACCTGATCATTGTATGCAAGTTGTCTTAATACAACATGGCTAATAGGCTGAGCCACAGTATAACCATCTGTGTTTGTTGTTAATGCGCCTCCTGGATACCATACAGCCATTTTATCATTTTTAGGACTTACTAATCCATCCTCACCATTTTCTACTGCGGCTGTACCATCAATCCATGTGCTAACACCTGTTCCTGTATTTGCAAGTCTAAGTGGTGTATCAACAACAACAAATGCTGTATCTTTTCTGTCTCCAGCCAACGTATACATTTCATCAGCACACTCAGTATAACCAGGCGAAGCAATTAAGTTAAAACTTAACGACTCTGCTCTCAGGTCATCACTCATTAGTGCGGCCTGCATTGCAATAATAATAACTTTTCTTTGAGCAAATCTACCAAAACACGCCGAACCATCTGCGGCTGTTCCGCTTTCCGAACGCCATTTCCAAGTAGTTGTTAATGCACTATCATATTTTCTAACGTTATATGTAGAACGGCATAAGTTAACTGCAAGCATTCCGGCTGGATATAATGCTGGGTTTGGAGCACCTGTTAATAATGTTGCTCCTGTAGCACCGTTAGAAGTATCACCTGCTGTTTCAGTAATATCGCCAAATACAACACCTGATGGAGTTGTTTGATCGGCACTATCATGTGATACCCATGCACTTGTACCTGAATTGTAAATCTTAAACACAAGAGCTGGTGCGGTTGTTGTATCAATCCATAAGTCACCATTGCTTGGTGCGGTTGGTGTTGCTGTACCAATTGCACTTACTGCTTTTGGCACCCACATGCCTGTTGCTTTACTATATGCATCAAATGATGTAGTTAATAATGTACTATCATACCACAATGTTCCGTTTGTTGTTGTACCTGTTAAAGCGGTCGGGCTACTTTGTAAATTACCGGTTGCAGTACCTGGCGTAATTGCGGCCCAAGTTCCTGCTCCATCGGCTGTTTTAACAATCATTTCAGGACCGTCAATAGCAAGGATACTATTCTTTACATATATACTACCTGCCGCCGGTATTGCTCCTCCGGTAATACTTACTGTTATATCACCTTGGGCCAATCCTGAGTCGGCTGTTCCACCTACTGTAAGAGCGGTAATTTTACCTGACGAGTCAACTGTTGCTGTTGCGGTTCTATTAGTAGCACCAGTCAATGTAACAGTTGGTAAATTGCCCGAACTGTAACCTGTACCTGCATCATCTACTGTAATACTAGCAATATCGCCAGCCGCAATTACTGCGGTTCCATATGCTTGTGTTCCTACACCAAATCTTCCTGGTGAATTTGCTTGTGCATCTGTATTCAAAACAGGAGTTGTTAATGTTGTCCATCCTGCTGTAGTTGAACTGTATTGTTTAATAGCAACGCTCATTCCTGCATTTGCAGAAGTTGTCTTAACCCAAATATCATATCGATTACCTGTCGGTACATTTGTATGCGGATAAACATAAACTTCGGTTGCCGCATAATTTCCGCCTAAGGCTTGCAAACTACCTTCAATAACCTCAGTCCATGTTGCCGCGGCTGTCTTTTTGTAATATCTCCAACCTGCTAATGTTGTACCGGCCGAATCAACTGTAACTATAGCATATGAATCAACTGGTAATGCTGTTACTGTTGCAATAGAATCATTTGGGACTGCACTTGCATCTGTTCCTGATACTTCTGCCGCTGTTAATATTGTTGGTGTTTTGCTAACCCACGATCCGTCGCTGTCTGCTTCAAAAATACCCCATGCAGTTGACGTTGTGTCAAGCCATACTTGGCCATCGTTTGGAGGACCGGTTGGTTCTGTTGCTGTAGCTTCTAGTTCTGTAGTATTAATATTTGCTCTTAATACATACGCTCGGTTGGATATACCTAAAAATGAATAGGCCGCTAACAATCCATGTTCGTTTGTTTCGTGTCCGTGGACTGCGGTTCCGCTACTAACTTTAAAAGTAGGCTCTCCATATGAGGTGAGCAAATCACGCTGACTAGTTATTAAATATAACTTGCCTGCGGTTGCAGAAGTTGTGTATGCCGCTGTAGTTGCATCGGCTAGTGTTTTGTCCTGTCCTGTTGCAATTACAATCACAGGAACAGTTCCAGCGCCTGCTCCGGCAAAAAATGATTCATCTGTGACTGATACAGCCACACCTGGTGATACTAAAGTTGCCATTTAGTTTTCCTTAAAATAATAGATCTGTTTTACATATTTAGTCGGTTATAGGTATATTAGGTGTTTAACCTATGACAAAATGAAGCGGATCACCGCCATCTGTATAAGTTACAAGCTCTTGATCTAATTTATCCATCTGAGTTGC